AACTGATTTGTAATCAGTGGGTTGCAGGTTCAACTCCTGTCACCAGCTCCAAAAATAAACGCACGAACGATAAAAATAAATCGTCCGTGCGTTTTTCTTTTTGCTTGAAACACCTTAAATTATCCTGAATAAACGTTATAATCTAACAAACAATCTAACAAATCAGTACTTCATCTTTTGCATTTCCTGCAACAAATAGGCTGGATCGTTGTGGGAGACGTACTTGTTGGCCGTGGTGGAGAAATTTTTGTGACCCAAGATGGCCTGCACGGCGGTCTTTTCCAGACCGCACTCCACCATCTTGCTGCTGGCCGTGTGGCGCAGCGTGTGTGGATGCACGCCCTCTATATGGCATTCCTGCATCAAGGCCCGAAACTTTGTAGCCACGTTGCGCTTGTCCAGCTTTGTGCCGGCCTTGGATGGAATCAGCCACTCACACCCGCTGTCCAGCATCCAAAAGGCAATGATTTTGTAAATGGGGTCAAGGATGGGGATGATGCGATTCTTGCCCGCTTCTGTCTTTTCACCGCCCTGCATGTACCGCTCTTTCAGATGCACATCCTCGCAGCGCATGGAAAGCAGCTCGTCAATGCGCATGCCGGTATAAAGCAGCACCATTGCGATTTGCGCCGTCTGCCCAAACCTCGGGTCGTCTTGTCGACTGCTGATCTGCTCGATCTCTTGGGCGGTCAGGGTGCGCTCTGCTTTTCCTGTAGCTGCCGGGAGTTGCAGCAGCATGGCGTAATTTTTGTTTATGATGTCCTGCGCCATTGCCCACTCGCAGATCTGGCTGAAAAGTGTGCGCTGCTTTTCGCAGGAACTGCGGGAGAGTCCCTTTTCCACCATTGCGTCAATGACCTGTTGATAATCTGCCGCTTTCAAGTCCCGTAATTGTCGGTCGTATAGCGGAGCGGCCTTTGCATAGGCCAGCTCGTACCCTTTTTGCATGTCCGTGCTGAGTTTTTCAAACTTTGGCTGCATTCTCCATTGGGCATAGGCATCCGCAAAGGTGCACTTTAGACGCGCTGCGGGGGTGTTCTGGGCGTTGTAAGCGTCCAGTGCTTGTACAGCTTCGCCTGCCGTTTCAAACGTCCCCAGAACGTTCCTTTTGGCCGTAAGCGCCACATACGGTCTTGCCCGCGCCCCGTTCAGTTTATACACGCTGCCGCTGCCCTTGGGACGGCGGCGCTTTTTTCTTTGCTGCGGGGCGGCTTCCGGCTGCTTCTTCCCGCACCACGGACAAAAAGAAGCACCATCCGGGATCTCTTTCCGGCAGCATGGCCTTACGCATTTCATGGCTTACTCCTTTTTCTGCCCGATATATCCGAAGGCACCATTTTCAGCAGCGGCTCTTCCAGCCTTGTAGTTGATCTTCAGGTCGTCAATGGGAGGGTGTGGAGCGTCTGGGCACGGGTCTAGGCCCATGCTCTGGGCAAAGTTGTATTGGTCGATGATTGTTCCGCATACACTGACCCGGTTATTGAGCGGGCAGTGCAAGTTCGCTGCCACCTCGGAGATCACCGCAGGCGGGCTGCTTCCGTGACTGCCTTTCAGTATGAAGAGAAGCAGCCTTTTCGTCAGCGGCGGCAGTTTTACCACGAGACGGCGCAGCTCCGCGTTTAGCACATCGTCGGCCTTGCCGTCATCCGACACTTTGTACAGATCCGGGTGGAACATCTCCATGAACACAGATATGGGCGATACGCCGCACGCCGTGCACCAGTCCATGATCTCGTCACTGTCCGGGCTGGTGCATCCTTTTTCCCAGCTCTGCACGGTGCGCTCTCCTTTTTCGATGCGCCTTGCAATCTCCGCTTGGCTCAGGCCAGCAGACACCCGTGCTTTTGCAAGTGCTTTCCCGATTTGGCTCGCCGTAAAATAACTCATACTTTCACCCCCATAAAACCAGTGTGTTTTTAACAAAAAATGGCGCAGAAAAAGTCTGCGTCATTCGACAAATTTTATCCGTATTTTGTTTTCCAACGGCGCATGGTAAAATCTGGATTATAAATCGTAGATGTGCACAAAAGAAAGGAGAAAACAAAATGGATTTTGAGCAAAGAAACTTCAAAGAAGCTGAAATGACCATCATCGACGGGATGCCTGCCACCATTTTGACCGGCACGACCCGAACACCTGAACCTTGGGAGGACTAAAGATGGAGAAGATGAAGCTGTTTTGCACCCACATCCGCGCCGCGCTGGCCTGCTATGAGGATATGCCGCCCGAGGGACAGGCCCGGGCCTGCCTTTATGTAACCCGCAAGGCAAAGTCTGTTCAGGCTCTCCACGCCGCAGCAGGCGCGCCCGGCGGGGAGCTTGCTGCTGACCTGTTGCAAAAATTGCAACAACCTTGCAACCTCGAATAATATCGCGCATATTTTGCGCGTTGTTCGCGCAAAACGCGCGTGTTTAGCAAAAAGTCAGCGTAAATTTCAGCGATTCAGCGCAAATTCTAAATTTTTCGCGCATTTTTGCGTGATTAAACGCGCTTGACGATTTACAATCAGCGGTTGTATAATGCGGTTGTAAACTCATTCACGCATTTGCACGGTACATAACCTCAAGACCCTGATCTGGATGATAGGTCCAAGAGACTGTCACGTCGTCAAAAGACTCTTTCTGTCTGCCATCCAAAGCGCGAGTCTGGCACATCTCTTGATAAAGCCAGTCTGGAAGACCAAGCGCGGTATTTGTTAATTGTATATGCTCTAACCCGAGGTCGTTGAAGAAAATAGAGCCGCCGTTGGTATTGAGCGGGTTCGAGTCAAGCGTCAAATAAGAGCCATCATCCGAAGCCGATGCGGTCACATCGTCGTAAAGCTCGCCAAAAAGCTTAAAATTCGGTGCCGTGCCAGCATGATAAAGCAACGGAGCAACATAATTATCTAAACGGTATAGATTGTTTCCTTTTTCGCCGCTCTGAACTTCCCAATATGCTTCGATAACGGGAGAGCCATCATCGGCCATTCGACGATACATTCCCTTAAGAGCAAGGTCTTTATCTTCGAAAGCTGCTCTAAAGTAATCATACAAATCTTCTTTGACAGCCGCATATTTGCGCTCGCCATTATTTACAACAGAAAAGCATTTGTAGTTTACTCTCCCATTGTCAGAAGTATAAGTAAAGAAATAGCCAAAGTCAGTGTGTCCAGAAAATTCAATGGCCTGCCCATTTTTGTACTTTACATCATCCGCAAAAGCAGTCATGGCAAAAGGGATGGACAAAGCCGCAGTCAAACCAAGCGCAAGAAATGTTCTTCTTTTCATGATTTATACCTCACTTTTCATTTCTTCTCTAGCTTTTTCAAGCTTTTCGAACTCGTCTTGAATGATTGATTTCAAATCATCGTTAAAATTTTGCGTAATCAAGTCAAGAGAGCTTTTCCAACGCTGGTTAGAGTTCAGACGGCCACGGTCTGTTTTTAATGAGCAGATTTTATCCATCTGAGCGCTGGACGAATTTTCAACCACAATCGAAAACAGCTCTTTGGTGTGCGTTTCGACACTCCATAAAAGTAACGAAGGACTGTAGTTGAATTTTGCACCGTGCATCTCTGCGGCAGAAAGCTGTTTCAAATCTTTTTTGATAAAATCAATTTTATCAAAAAAATCAGTTACATCTTTTAAGCGCTCAATGGATAGAAAATTGTCCAGAACGCGCCGCATTACAGCTTGCAAATATCCGACAGGAAGTTTATTTGCATAAGATGTGTCTATGCTCAAAGCCGCAGCTGTACGGCTCAACCCATCACGAAAACCCAGCTCGTTCCAGTTCAAGGAGGCGGATTCAAACTTTTTCCTGTATTTATCCACATCAATTCCGACGGCTTTGAGTTTTGCATCTTCCTCGGCTTTTTTGCAAGCCTTGTATTCGTCAATCTCGCGCCATATCTGGTAAACAACATCTTCCCAGTTACGCGGATCGCCACCTGCAAGTCTCCGATTGATGCCCCAAACCGAAAAATCATCGGAAGCTTCAAGGTTATCAAGCGTCATTCCGGGGGCGTTTCTCATGTAAATTACATAAAAATTGTCATTTACTTCTTGCTCTCCGAGTTCGGTCGGCTTGTACTTCCCGTTTTCCTGCATCTGGATAAACCCTCTTTCTTCAAGGGATTCCAGATAAAAATTGACATTCTTCATGCCGTATTCAAACCACCAGAAGCCGGGATACCCCCATTTTGGGTTTGGATAATCGCCAAAAGAGCAATAGTGTATTAACGCAATCTCGCCCACATACAGCCCTCTGGGGGATGGATAAGATGTTTTCTTTCGCTCCGCAAAAGACTGCACGCGCAGCATCCCGTTTTTGGCTTTGAGCGAAAAAGACGGAACAAAGTCAGTGTAATACTCGGGCTTTTCGTAAAACTTTTTATCTCCATCGGGAATTGGTGGCTCATCCACAAAGGGCTTTGAAAACTCGTTCTCTTCCGCTTTGGGACTATCCGCTACTGCATCAGGTTTGCTTTCTGGTTTTGTTTCAGATGTAGGCTTTTTCCCAAAGACAAGAGATAGAAGCCCCATACCGCAACACCTCACACATTCATAATATTATATAAGGAGGATAAAACAAAATGCAGGACAACTCTTTCAGCCCGGACGAAATCAGAAAAATCATCGAAAAGCTTAAGAGCGACCCTGCATTTCGTCAGAAAGTCCTCGATATTCTAAACAGCTGATTCAGAGCAGCTCCCGGATCGCATTCTTTTTCGCTTCCGAAGCGTTCAGAATCTTTTGTACAAGCTCAGCATCTTCAGGAGACAGGCCGCTCAAGCTTACCGTCTCCTGGGTGCTGGGCTTTTCTTTTTGCTCCTCGCCGGTCAACTCCTCAACCGTGACGCCTAGCGCATTGGCTACTGGCACTAGCATTTCATCCGGGAAGTCACGTCCGCTTACTATCATTTGCGAAATATAGCCGCGGCTCTTTCCAATCTCTCGGCATACAAAAGAAACGTTGATCCCTTTTTCAGTAGCGATTTTTTTAGCTCTCTCCACATTTCGCATAGAAAAGACCTCGCTATTCTGTGAAAATAGCCAAATGTTCACTAAATTGCAGATTGGCTATTGCAAAATAGCCACTTGGCTAGTATAATACTAAGCACAGGGCAAACAAAACCAAAGCCCCTGACAATATTATATCGGGCAGACGCTAGATTTTATTCACTTTGTACCTTGCAACTACATAGTAGCATATTTTCTAGTGATTTTCAAGCCCGGAAAGGAGAATTGCTAGTGAATGTATCAAAAATTGACCAGTTTTGCAAGTTGCACGGACTGAGCCGCACCGATCTGGAGGCGGCTGCAGGCCTGAGCAACGGCGCAATCGGCAAGTGGGAGCGCTCGATTTACGGGCCCAGCCTTTCTCAGCTGCTAAAGCTCGCAAAGTATTTCAAGGTCACACTGAACGAGCTTGTGGTCTACGATGAGGCAGACGGAAAGAACGGCCACCAGCCCCATCGGGACGGGGTGTTGTGATGGGAGGGGAAAACATGGACGATCTGAAATCACTGATTCCCGTTAGCTACGATAACCCGGAACGTCCCACGGTGAGCGGCCGGGAGCTACACGAGTTTTTGCAGGTCGGCACGAAGTACGCCGACTGGTTCAAGCGGATGTGCGAAGGTGGACTCTTTACCGAGCACGTTGACTTTGAATCTTGCTTCTCAAATTTGGGAAGCGAAAAACAGCACGGTGGTCAGAACAAGGTTGACCATCAGCTGACCATCCCAATGGCCAAAGAGCTGTGCATGATCCAGCGCAACGAGCGCGGCAAGCAGGCTCGGCAGTATTTCTTAACCATTGAGGCGCAGTGGAACAGCCCGGAAGCAGTCATGCGCCGGGCGGTGCTTATCGCCCAGAAGCAGAACGACCAGCTCAAGGCCGTAAACAAACAGCTTTTGGCTGAGAACAGCGACCTGAAGCCGGATGCAGAGTATGCCAGGGCGGTGTGCATCGGCGATAACTGCCGGACGGCTACCAGCATTGTAAAGGATTACGGCATGAGCGGCGAGAAGCTGAACAGCATCCTGCACGGGCTGAAAATCCAGTGGAAGAACAGCGACGGGCAGTGGGTGTTATACGCAAAGTATAGCGGCAAAGGTTACACCAAAAACCGCAAAGGTCGTCCGTTTGAGCACAACAGTGGCAAGATCACCACGCCAAACACCACCGTTTGGACGGAAGCGGGCCAGCGGTTCATTTATGAGCAGCTTAAGGCCATTGGCCTGACGCCCAGCATCGACCACAACGAGAATGTGGAACAGACCACGTTTGAAAGGGGTGCGTAACATGACGCTGAACTGCATGAACGGTAAAGGAGGAGCAAGCATGAAAAAAGTTATTGTTGGCGTAGTGTCTGTATTGGCAAGCGCTTTGCTGATGGCCGGATGCAATAAGCAGGTCATCGATTTGACCTATGAATACAGCTTTGCACAGCTGAAAATGCCCGACGGAACGATTGTCGAGGGGAGATTAGACAGTTGGGACGATTACGAGGGCGACCAGCTGCAAGTGAAGATTGACGGCGTGACCTATCTGGTTCATTCGTCCAATGTTGTGCTGCGACATTGATGGAAAGGAGGACACCACCCATGAGTGAGAAGATCATCGCCTACAAGGCCATGGACAAAAATATGCAGTGCCGTGGCAAGCAGTACGAGATGGGCAAGACCTACCATGAGGACAAGGCCTACTGCTGCAACGCTGGTATGCACGCCTGCGAGAACCCGCTGGATGTGCTGCACTACTACCCGTTGAGGGATGGCCCGCGCTTTTTTGAGGTCGAGTGCGGCGGGAACGTGGATAAAAGCGTAGAGGGCAGCAAACTGGCCTGCACTGAGCTGACGGTGAAAGGCGAGGTGAATTTTGCAGGGCTGGTAAAAGCTACGATGAATGCCGTTTTTAATCGGGTGAAGGGCAAAGAACATTTTTCCAGCGGCTATTACAGCACGGCGGGTTCCAGCGGCAATTACAGCACGGCGGGTTCCAGCGGCGATTGCAGCACGGCGGGTTCCAGCGGCGATTGCAGCACGGCGGGTTCCAGCGGCTATTCCAGCACGGCGGGTTCCAGCGGCAATTACAGCACGGCGGGTTCCAGCGGCTATTACAGCACGGCGGGTTCCAGCGGCTATTACAGCACGGCGGGTTCCAGCGGCAATTACAGCACGGCGGGTTCCAGCGGCGATTGCAGCACGGCGGGTTCCAGCGGCTATTACAGCACGGCGGGTTCCAGCGGCGATTACAGCACGGCAGCAGCCACTGGGGCTTATTGCAGTGCAAAAGCACACGGCAAAGATAGCATTGCCGTTGTAAACGGTGTTTGCGGCAAGGCGTGCGGCGCACTGGGCTGCTATCTGGTGCTGACTGAGTACGACGATGACGGCAATATGCTGTGGGCAAAGATGGCAAAAGTAGACGGCGCTCACATCAAAGAAAACGTCTGGTACACGCTCAAAAATGGTGAGTTCGCGGAAGCAGAGCCGTGAAAAAGCACTGCAAAACCAAATTGCAAGAAAGGAGCAGGCCATGCAAAAGCCGAGCCTTACGATAGGCGAATGCGTCCAGATCCTGCGGGATAACAATATCTCAAAGACCGAAAAGGTCTTGGGAGCACAGATCCAGGCGGGGCTGTTTACCAGCTGGGCGATTCCGTCAGTGGGAACAAAAGAACCCTGCCCGGACATCTCCCGCGCCGGTTTTATGGCGTGGGTGAAGGACTTTTACAAGCTCGAAAAGGTTTATACAAAGGAGGAACCGAGAGAATGAGAAAAAAACCGATGAATTTTCGGCTCATCTTAGCGCTGGACGGGCTGGCTTTGCTGGCCATTATCGGCGCGGTGCAGGTGGTGCGCTGGGCCTGCTCCTGGCTGGCCGTTGCGCTGGCTTACTGGGGTGGCTGGGACATCGCCGAGGCTGCGCATGCCGCTCCTTGGATTATTGTTGCATTCACTGCCGGGCTGGCAATGTCGTTTTATGGGATGTATGAGGACAACAAACGGTATAAGCGCAGCGGCTACGGCAAGATTGTCCGCAACCATGCCCGGAACTCGGAGTATCCGCAGGATGAGGAGAAGGGCGCATGAAGCTGGAAGAGTTGATTCGGCAGCAGGCCGAAGAGCACCTGAAAACAGCCACACGGCTTGCAACGGAGTCCGCGCTCACTGGAGACATCTGGCTGCGGGTCATCTGCCGGGAAAAATCAGAGGTCTATAGCGCGGCAGCAGATGGGCTGCTCACAGCCCTCCACGATACGGAGGACGTTGCACATGGCTGATTACATCCACTATATCACATGGTACACCGTGTACAGCGCCAAGACCGGTGAGGTAGTGGCAGCGGGAACGTCCGCCATGTGCGCTGCAAAGCTTGGATACAAGACCGCCAACAGCTTTGCGTCTTCCGTTGGACACTGACGCCATGAAAAAAGGCGTCCGTACAAGTACATTTTTGAGCAGGAGCGCATTGATCGTGCGGAGGTTGACTGTCTCCCTCCGATTCGCCGTTACTACAAAAAGACAAAAAGGAAACAGGAATATGAACGGTAGATATATGCGAGCCGCAGAGATTCGCTGGCATAATCGTCAGCCGGAGCGGCTGCGGCACATCCACCAGAAGAAGGAGAAGAAAAAGGTGAGCACGGTACAGATTTTTGACGCGGATTTGCGTTTTGTCAACGAAATCCCCATGCCGAACACGCTGGCGGGCATCCAGTACGCCGACCAGCTGGCAGCAGAAAAGCCGGGCCGTCTGTACGTCGTTATGGACGAGCACCGGCAGAAGGTTTACCAGAGGTGACGTACATGACTTTAGAGCAAAAGGAACGCCGCAAAGCGGTTCTGCGGTATGCAGTCAGCGTCCCCGAATGGAATCTTGCGCTCAAGCATCGGGCAGCAGCAGAGCTTACGAAATGCGCAAGCCTCTTGATGAGCGTAAGCCAGATGATGCTTGCGACTGACGCGGAAGACCGTTTTTATCCTGGCAGATTAGATTATGGAATGTCTCCGACGGGATATGCAAAAGCCATTTCGGATGCAGAGTACAGCCTCGGCACAGCCGCTTCAGCGCTGGAAACCGTAGTTGCTTTGGCAGATGAGTCAAACGCCTTTCCGCTTATCAGCTCCACCCAGACCGGCGGGTTAGATGACGCGATGGGCAACATTGAGGCGGCATACAATTCTGGTCTTGGGTGGCTGGCAGATCTGTGCCGGGTACACGGGATGGATGAGGTGACATACAATCATGGATAAAATGACCATCTACGAGCAGTGCCGGGAAGTCCCCAAAGACGCCCAGAAGCCTATCGCAGCGGGCCGCCTGAAGGGCAAGACCGACATTAACCCCATGTGGCGCATCAAGAAGCTGACTGAGCTTTTTGGCCCGGCCGGTACGGGCTGGAAGTTCGACCCGCCGGTGTTCGAGGAAAAGACCGGAGCAAAGGGCGAAGTTGTCGTGCAGTGCTTTACGAATCTGTACGTCAGGCAGGATGATGGGGAAGCGTGGAGCGCCCCCATCCCCGGAGTGGGCGGCTCTATGCTGATTGCGTTGGAGTCAACGGGACTCCGAACGGATGATGACGCTTACAAAAAAGCGTATACGGATGCCCAGAGCGTGGCCTGCAAGGCGCTTGGAATCGGCGCGAACGTTTACTGGAAGGATGACTCCACCAAGTACACCCCGCTTCCGGACATTCCCGCCCCGGTGTGCGCCTGCTGCGGAAAGAAAATCATCGGCATCAAAACCAAGGACGGGAAAAAGATGACTGCTGAGCAGGCGGCTGAACGAAGCAAGGCAAAATATGGGCGTATACTCTGCGTAGAATGCGCAAAGAAACAGCCGAAAGAAGATGGAGGAATGTCTCATGCTTAACATCGTAGCATTGATGGGCCGTCTGGTCTACGACCCGGAGCTCAAGACCACCCAGTCCGGCACCAACGTGTGCAGCTTCCGCGTCGCGGTTGACCGCAGCTTTACCCGGCAGGGCGAAGAGCGCAAGGCCGATTTTATCGACGTCACCGCGTGGCGGCATACCGCCGAGTTCGTCTCCAAGTATTTCCAGAAGGGCAGCATGATCGCCATCGAAGGCAGCTTGCAGACCCGTCAGTACCAGGACAAGAACGGCAACAACCGCACAGCTACCGAGGTTCTTGCGTCGCAGGTGAGCTTTTGCGGCGGAAAGCCCGCATAGAAGCCCGCTGCGCGCGATTTCGACCAGCAGACGGAAAATCATGTGCGCGAAGCAAACGCCGCTCACAGCGCCCCGCAGAAGCCTCAGAACGTGCCGGAGTATTCGCAGGGCAGCGCAGACGACTTTTCGGTCATCGACGATTCGGAGGATTTGCCGTTCTAAACCGAGAGCTGTGCTACCTGGCTATACGGGCATGCAAAGGAGGTGATTGAGTGGCACAGGACGATAAAAAGTCATTTGTGGCGTATCTGAGCTGGTTCGACGCGCTGGAAGAATACTCCGACGCAGAGGTTGGGCAGTTGATGCGAGCTCTTGCACGGTATGCCAAAACCGGAGAAGAGCCCGAATTTTCAGACCGTGGGATGCGGGGCAACTGGAAATTTATGTGCAGCGACGTAAAACGGGCGTCTGAAAAATGGGATGAAACCCGCAAGAAACGCAGCAACGCCGGAAAACGCGGTATGGCAAAGCGCTGGGGAAAGCCTGACGACATAACAAAAATAACAAACGATAACAATGTTAATGACGACATAACAAAAATAACTGTAGATGTAGATGTAAATGGAGATGTAGATGTAAATGGAGATGTAGATGTAGATGGGGATGTAGATGTTGTAAAGCGCGATAACACCGCCGCCGTTGATATGGAGTTATCAAAAATCGTCCAGCATTACCAACGTGCTATCGGCGACTTCCCGCGTTCGGCGCTGGAAAAACTGCAAAAATGGCGGCAGGAGTACAGCACAGAGATGATCCTGCTGGCGATCGACAAGGCCGCAGAAGCCGGGAAGCGCTCGTGGAACTACATCAACGGCATATTATCCGGCTGGCAGCGGGACGGGATACGCACCCCGGGGGACGTGGCAGCGAATGAGCAGCGCCGACAAGAGCAGCCTCGCGGGAAACAAGCCACAGAAAGCACCGTAGAAGCCTACGCAAATATTTTCAAGGGGGTGAAACCGTGACAGTGGAGATGATGACAAAGCTCCTTGCGGATGCTGAGGCCTATTTTGGACGGCCTCAGACCGCAGAGAACCGTACAAGCATCGCGGAGATCTGGGCGAACTCATCGCTCAAGGATGTGCCGGATGAGATGGCCTATAAGACATTCCACGAGGTGATTTCGGAGTGCAGCTGGCAGAGCCAGCTTCTCCCGGCGTGGAAAAAGGCCATCGAAAAGGCCCAGGGTGAGCAGATGCTGGCAAAGCACTGCCTTGCTGCCCGCACCCGGATGCTCAAGTCCAGAGCGGAAAGAAAGCTTCTTGGGCAGGAAAACCAGAACGGAGGACGAAATGCCTAGATACAAAGTCATCGTAGAGTGCAGCGGCCCGCACGGGAACGCGGCGCTTACATACCGCATCAATACCGCGAGCCAGTTTGCGGCAGAGTTCCGGGCCTGCCAGCTGGCGGGAGACCATTACCCCGAGTATCGGGACATCAAACCGGTGAGGACGGAGGTGCTGAAAAATGGCGATGACGCCGTGTAAAGACTGCCCCGACCGGCACCCGGTATGCCACGACAGCTGCCCCAAGTACGCCGAGTTTAAGCGTCAGCATATCGCAGAGCTTGCTTACACCAAGCAGATGACCGACCGGGGCGTTGTATACCACTACGACCACGAGGACCGCCACCGGGAGCGGGGCCGCAAGAAGTACATGGGAGCGAACGGAGGAGCGGACAGATGAAACCCAAAACGAAATCCGAGCTGATGGCCGAGTGGGCCAGCCAGCCCGGGCATCTCAAGAAAGAGCGGGAAGTCAAGGCTGTCCGCAAGGCGATGGACGATGCCCGCGCCGTGATGCAGGACGGGCTGAACCGGTACGTCAAGAAAAAGACCAAAGCCCGCAGCATGGCAAAAGCTGAAGCTGACCCCTTTGCTGAGCTGGAAGGCTGGGAAAGCATGGAGCAGATCCAGGATGCCTACGGGTACGGCGAGATCACCGCCGACAAGCGGGACAAGCTCACCGACCTGTGGGAAGCCCGGGAAGCTGCTAGGAACAGCCGCAAGGGAGCGGACAAGTACCACGACCTTGTGACGGAGATGCTGGAAACGGCCATCCGCCGGGTGGGCAATGAGTACGCAGATATGCTGTTTGAGTATGACCAGCAGCGCCGGGAAGCTGAAAAGCAGTGCGAGCAGCTGGCAATGGAAGGGATGATGAAAAAATGAAGGCTATCTTGCTGAGCATCCGCCCTGAGTGGTGCGACCTCATTGTGCAGGGTAAGAAAACTATTGAGGTACGCAAGACACGTCCGAAACTTGAAACGCCGTTTAAGGTGTACATCTACTGCACAAAAGCTCAACAGCAACTCATCACCATTTTCAAGGACGGAGAAGAAACGATGGATGGCGAAATCCACCATGGGAAGCCTGTATTTGTGAAGTTCGATAAGTTGCTGCCTGATAGCGTCCGTGCCAAAACACGGATGGTCGTTGGCGAATTTGTCTGCGATGACATCCGACGCATTGGCCCTGAATACTGTGCCGTCAAAGAAGATATCGAATCTGCAATTGCTGGAAGCTGTCTCACAGTACCGCAAGTCAAAGACTATGCCGGATGGAAGTCCGGGATGAGTTATGCGGATTTGAAAGACTTGTATGGCTGGCACATCTCCGACCTGAAGATTTATGACAAGCCTGTAAAGCTTAAAGATTTCTGGGCGATACAGCCCTGTACGCATCGCGGAGACTGCTGCACCTGCCGCAGATGGGACGCAGAAAAGCTGATTTGCCGGGGAGAAGCGTTCGGGATCGAACGCCCGCCCCAAAGCTGGTGCTACGTGGAGGACGGCAGATGAAACTGACCCTCTACGGCGACCCGCGAACCAAGAAGAACTCTGCCCGCATCCTCAAAAGCCGCTCAGGCGGGCGCTTTGTGGCCCCTAGCAAGGCCTACGTGGACTATGAGACGGACTGCCTGCGGCAAATCAAAAGGCCGCACAGCCCCATTTCTGACCGCGTGAACGTGCGGTGCGTTTACTACATGAAGACCGCCCGCCGGGTCGATCTGGCAAACCTCATCGAGGCCACAACAGACATTCTGGTAAAAGCCCGCGTGCTGGAGGATGACAACAGCAAAATTGTTGCCGCCCACGATGGTAGCCGGGTGGGACTTGACCGAAAGAACCCAAGGGTTGAAATTGAGATTAAAGAAATGGAGGAAGAAAAATGAACCAAATTTTTCTTGTCATCGGCGCAACGCTTTGCTACGTCGGCGGATTCGGCATCATGATTTGTCTTTTGGGCGTCCTAACCGAACTGTGCATCGAAATCTGGGACAGTAATTTTAGACAGATTTGTGTTCGATTCCAAATCGCGCCGGGCGATGTTTCATACTTTGCCCAGAGTAAAAAAGACATTGAAGCAGCACTTGAGAAGCAACGCATTCGGTGGCCGAACACGGACGATGCATCTTTCGGGTGGTGGAACTGCCCAGAATGCAATACGCCGAATCGATACGCCAGCGAAAGCAAACCGGTTGCATATTGCCGCTGCTGCGGGCAAGCTGTCGATATGGATTACTACAGGAGGCATGTCAATGATTCGCACATGGACGCCTGACACCGACAGGCCAAAGTCGGACAGCGGCGTGGACTACCGCACTGTCAAGGCGTGGTTCCAGCAGTGCCGCGACCTTGCGGCAGCTATCGAAGTCCAGAAGCAAAAAATACAACGTATCTGGGACGTGGCCGAAAAATGCACCCAAAGTCTGAGCGGGATGCCTGCGGGTGGTGGCAATGGGGACAAGGTGGGCTTTGCTGTAGAGCAGCTGGACACCGAGCGCCGACAGCTTCAGAGGATGGAGACGGATCTGTGCAATCTTCGTGTCGAGGCCACCCGGCGGGCATACTGCCTGATAGCCGAGCCGGAATGCGCAGAAGCGATTTGCGAGCACTATGTCATAGGCAAGTCTCACAAAGAAATCGCAAAAGAAGTCGGCGTATGCGGGGCAGATGTGGTCTACCGACGAATCAAACGCGGATGCATGGCCCTGGCAGAGATATGGGACGAGTTTTCTGACGTGCAAAGTGTACAACATGCACAAGAAAACACAGCGTGATTTTGGCAGGGGTAAGCTCTTTTCAAGTCTGCAAGCTTGGATGTAAAATTCTAATAAGCGGTTCAGCGCTAAGCGGTAGCCGCTTGCCACGCAGTCTCCAGAACGGTCCCTTCCTTGTGACAGGTTTTCATGCTTTCCTGTTCTCCTTCACCGTTTTGCGGGCTGCTTCTATGCGATACACTGACACAAAGGCAGCCTGTCGCTCACGAGAGACAGGAGGCGGTTCGATTCCGCCGTATCGCACCGTATGGGGCATGGACTCATCCCCCACAAAGCTGCACGCTTAACCTCCCGTGCCACGAGAGAAAGCTTTGAATCCCTGAGGGTGTGGGTAGACTTCCCGACGGGATGTGCGTCAAACAACAGCCCTGGCGGAGAACTAGGGCTGTTTTATGTGGCCGCCTGAGCGCAGTACGGAGCGTGCGTCAGCTGAGATATTGCTGGCTGGTTCGAGTCCAAGGGCGGTGTTTTATACTCCGGTAGCTCAAGTGGTAGAGAGCAGCGGTCTCCAAAACCGCATGTTGCAGGTTCGAGTCCTGCCGGGAGTGCCAGACTTTGCATGACCGGGGGACGGCATGCAGAGAGGAGCGGGGCATCCAGCCGCGAAAGTTCTGGATGCAGAGGCTTTGCACCCGACAAGCAAAGCCTCTTATTATATGCCGTCATAGCTCAACTGGCAGAGCGCCGCCCATTTAAGGCGGGACAACATTGGTGATACCATGGGAACATCACTGCACAGCCAACCACTGCGCACATCCATTCCGTGGGTGCCGGTTCGAATCCGGCTGGCGGCACATTCGATATTTTGACCGTTCGGATTTCCGGGCGGTTTTTGCTTTACAGGGAGGTGAAAGCAATGATTCAGAAAGAACTGCTGAAAATGCCGGTCGCAGATCTGGTTCCATACGAGAACAACCCGCGTGTGATCTCCCCGGAAGCTGTGAACGCCTGCGCGGAAAGTATGCGGCAGTGTACCGCTCTTGACCCCATTGAGGTGGACGAGAACAACGTCATCCTCAGCGGACACACCCGCCGTCTTGCTCTGATGCAGCTCCATGTGGACATGGCCGACGTGGTGCGATACACCGGCCTTACCGAAGAACAGAAGCAGAAATACCGTATCCTCGCAAACAAGACCGGTGAAATGTCTGGGTGGGATTTCGGAAAACTTGAACAGGAACTGGCAGAAGTGGACTTTGGCGACTTTGACTTTGATTTCGACCTTCCAGACAGTGGAGCCAATGAAACGCAGGTTGCTGAGGATGAAGCACCAGAAGTTGACGAAGCCGCGCCGCCAAAGGCGAAGCTGGGGGATATCTGGAAATGCGGCAGGCATCGCGTTATGTGCGGAGACAGTACTAATGAAGAAAGCGTCAAAACCCTTATAGGGGGGGCGCAGGCCGATATGTTGCTTACAGATCCACCGTATAACGTGAACTATGGAGCAGTGCGTGACGTAAGCGAAGCCGTAAAAAGACGCAAAAGAACAGATGGTCTTCTCATACAAAACGACAACATGGGCGATGAAGAGTTCAGACAGTTTCTGACCATCGCTTTCAGAAGCGCCGACGCTGTAATGAGACCTGGCGCTGTTTTCTATATTTGGCACGCGGATGGAGAAGGGTATAACTTCCGTGGGGCGTGTAAAGACGTTGGTTGGACTGTAAGACAGTGTCTGATTTGGAACAAAAACACGTTATGCATGGGGAGGCAGGATTACCAGTGGAAGCATGAGCCTTGCCTGTATGGATGGAAAGATGGCGCAGGACATCTATGGACAAGCGACAGAAAACAGACAACCGTTCTTGATTTTGACAGACCGGTTAAGAGTGAGCTGCACCCAACGATGAAACCGGTTGCGCTTTTTGACTATCAAATCAAAAACAACACAGAAAGCGGGAATATTGTCCTTGACCTGTTTGGGGGAAGCGGGACAACGTTGATCGCCTGCGAGCAGAACGGAAGAACAGCTTATCTCATGGAGTATGATCCGAAGTACGTTGATGTCATTGTGAAGCGATGGGAAGACCTAACGGGAGAAAAGGCCGTTCTTGTAAAAGAGGTGAGCTAAGATTGGCCGAAAAGGTAAATTCGAGCAGTGGTTAGAACCGGAAGGGCTAACGCTGCTTCGCGGTTGGGCAAGGGATGGCCTGAAAGACAAGCAGATTGCCGGGAATATGGGAATTTCAGTATCCACTCTCTGCGAATGGAAAAACAAATTTTCCGAATTATCGGAAGCTTTAAAAAAAGGCCGAGAAGTTGCGGACTACATTGTGGAGAATGAGCTGTTCGAAAGCTGCAAGACCCGCACCGTAACCGTAAAAAAGCCCATCAAACTGAAAAAAGTCATGGTGGATGGAAAAAAGCGGCTTGAAGAAGAACGCATCGAGTATGCAGAGGAACAGGTCGTCGTTCCAGCCAACGTGACGGCTCAGATATTCTGGTTGAAAAACCGGCGGCCTGAAAAGTGGGCAGGGGTGCCGGAAGAAACGAGGGCAGAGGAGCATGACGACGATGGCCTGCTTGAGGCCCTGAGCGCTGCCGCAGACATAAGCCCGCCGGATGACGTGGACATGTTGCCAGAGGAAGAGGACGACAATGCGGAAAAGTAACGGTTTTCGCTGGAAAGCCCTCAGCCAGCGGCAAAAGCAGGTCTTGAGCTGGTGGACACCGCAGAGCACGTACAGCGGCTACAACGGCATCATTGCCGATGGCGCTATCAGATCTGGCAAGACCTTTGCCATGAGCTTCTCTTTCGTTCAGTGGGCCATGACCTGCTACAGCGGCCAGCAGTTTGCCATGTGCGGCAAGACCATTGCCAGCTTCCGGCGCAACGTGCTGGGCACACTCAAGCAGCAGCTTGCAGCCCGTGGCTACAACGTCAAGGAACACCGGGCAGAAAACTGTATGACCGTCAGCAAGGGCGGCAGAACCAACGAGTTTTACTTTTTCGGCGGCAAGGACGAAAGCAGCCAGGACCTGATTCAGGGCATCACCCTTGCGGGCGTGTTCTTCGACGAGGTGGCCCTGATGCCGCAGAGCTTCGTCAATCAGGCCACAGCCCGTTGCTCTGTCACCGGGTCAAAGTTCTGGTTCAACTGCAACCCGGGAAGCCCGCAGCACTGGTTTTATCTCGAGTGGGTGCGCAAGTGCCGTTCCCGCAAGATGATGTATCTCCATTTCACGATGGACGACAACCTGTCACTTTCCGAGGACATCAAAGAGCGCTACCGCAGCCAGTACAGCGGCGTTTTCTACCAGCGCTTCATTCTGGGCCTGTGGACGGTGGCCGAGGGCCTTGTCTACGATATGTTTGACCGACAAAAGCATATCATCGACAAGCTGCCGGAGCTGTCACCCAAGGGCGCGTATGTGGCGTGTGACTTCGGTACGCAAAACGCAACGGTTTTCTTGCTGTTCCAGATGCAGTTGGACGCCGGCACATGGATAGCGACCCGCGAGTATTACTACAGCGGGCGCGAACAGAAACGCCAGAAGACCGTGGGCGAGTATGTTGCAGACCTCAAGCGATGGCTAAACGGCACAAAGCCAGAAAAGGTCATCGTTGACCCGTCTGCACTGCCGCTTATCACAGAGCTAAAGCAAAACGGGCTCCCGATTCAGGCGGCAAACAACGACGTTCTGAGCGGCATTCTTGACGTTCAGACGATGCTCCAAACCGGCAGATTAAAAATATACAGAGAGTGTAAGCGCACCATACAGGAGTTTGGCGTTTACGCATGGGATCCGGACAGAGAAGATGTGGTCATCAAGGAAAACGACCACTGTATGGACTCTATCCGGTATTTTGTACGCACGAAGCGCCTTGTCAAGCGGGCCGGAGGATAAAAAGTGGCTACATTTACGTTTCAGACATTCCAGCAGGCCCAGCAGGAAGGGCGGCTCACAGATTTTCTGTGGGATTTCATCCAGCAGCACAAATCTTCCCCCCAGGTGGCGGGCAGGACTGGCGCGCTGGCTGCTGATTTATACGACCGGCAGAAAAACCCGGGCGCAGAGCAGTTTGCTGCAGCCTATGCAGAGATGCTCAAGCGAGCGACAAACAACACCCGGGACATCATGAGGCCGGATATGGTCAAAAGCAACCTGTTCCGGAGGCTCAACAAGCAGCGCGCGGCGTACTCGCTGGGCAACGGCGTCACATTTGCCGATGGCACTGACAAGCTAAAGCTGGGCGCGACCTTCGACGAGCGGGTTTTTAAGGCTGGGTATTTTGCCCTCATCCACGGCGAAAGCTTTGGATTTTGGAATTACGATCACCTGGACGTGTTTAAGTTGACCGAGCTTGCCCCGCTCTATGACGAGGACACCGGCACACTGCGGGCGGCTGTACGGTACTGGCAGCTCAACCCGGACACGGCAACAAAAGTGGTGCTGTACGAAGAAGACGGATACACCGAGTACAATTCTCAGGCGCGTGGCGCATACCCGCTGCAAGAGGCTGCGGCAAAGCGTGGATACCTCAAGACCACGATTACAACCAACGTGGGCGGCGAAGAGTCTGTCACAGAGGACAATTACGGCGCCCTGCCCATTGTACCGCTGTGGGGCTCCGACCTGCACCAGAGTACGCTTGTGGGGCTGAAAGCCTACATTGACAACACAGACCTTGTCATGTCCGGCTTTTGTAACGATTTGCAGGACTGCGCGCAGATCTATTGGCTGTGCGAAAACTTCGGCGGCATGACGCAGGACGAGCTGCAAGGCTTTTTGCAGCAGCTCAACCTCTACCACGTCGCCAACGCCGACACCAGCGACGGCGGCAAGGTGCAGCCCTACACCACCGAAATCCCCGTCACGGCCCGGAGTACGTTGCTTGACCTGCTGCACAGCCGGTCTTATGAGGACTTCGGCGGTCTGGATGTGCATTGTGTAAGCGCAGATAGCACCAACGATCATCTGGACGCGGCCTATGAGCCGCTGAATCACAATGCGGACGATTTCGAGGCACAACTCACGCCCTTTATTCAGCAGATTTGCAAGCTGGCTGGGTTGGGCGACGTGTCCCCGATTTTTACCCGCAGCAAGATCACCAACACGGCCGAGCAGGTCAGCATGGTGATTTCTGAAGCGCCCATTATCGGGCAGGACATGGCCATTGACCTGCTGCCCAACCTGACCCCGGAACAAAAGGAGCAGGCCAAGGCCGCGCTGATGGCCGAGAGCGCAACACGGGAGACCGTGGACGAGGAGGATGAAGACGATGGCTGAAAACATCATCGGCAAGTTTGTTATTGAGCTGGACGAAAACGACAGGAAGCTTTTGGAGCGGTTTGCAAATGCAGTCGAATTAATGCAGCCGGCCACGATTGATTATGACGAGTCAAAAGTCCGCGCAGTAGGCGTTGACGAACTCGGAAACATCAAATGGGGACCCGCCGGGGAAAACAATGAACGACCGTGACCGCATCTCTACCCGCCAGCTGAACCGCCTGCGCCGCCGTATCCTCCGAGTGTACGGCACTGCCCGCCGGGAGATGCAGGAGCAGCTGACCGAGTTTCTGGCAAAGTACAAAGCGCTGGACGAGCGAAAGCGGGCGCAGCTGGATGCAGGCGAGATCACCGAAGAGGATTACCGCATCTGGCTGCAAAATCAGGTCTTTCAGTCCGATTTGATGCGCCAGAAGCTGGACGGCATCACGCAGACCTGCACCACAGCCCAAGAGACGGCCTACAAGCTTGCCCGGGACGAGCAATACAACATCTTTTCCTTCGGCGCAAACTGGGCTTTCTACGAGCTGGAACAGGCCGCAGGCGTGACGTTCGGGCTGACCTTGTACAACACCGAAGCGGTCAAGCTCCTGCTGAAGGAGAACCCCCGCATGGTGCCCAACAAGCGCATCAAGAGCGAGAGCAACCGCACCTATGACGCCCGGGTGTTCAACCGCTATGTCATGCAGGGCATCGTGCAGGGCAAGAGCGTCCACGACATCGCCGTGCAGGCAGTAAACGGCATGGCTGACACGGAGATACACTGGGCCATGAACAACGCCATCACAGCCCTCACCAGCGCCCAGAATGCCGGGGCATTGCAGCAGATGCGAAACGCCCAGGCTTTGGGCATCGAGGTCAAAAAGCGATGGAACTCCACCCACGACTACCATACTCGTGAAATGCACCGCCTGCTTGACCAGCAGACAGCAGAGCTTGACGAGCCGTTCAAGGTCATGGGTTACGAGATTCAGCGCCCCGGAGACCCCAACGCAGCCCCGGAGATGGTCTACCACTGCCGCTGTGTGCTGTCCTCTGCGCTGGGCAAGTACCCCCGGCAGAACGCACGGCAACGGGACAATGTGACCAAAGAGACAACGCCCGTCATGGATTACACCGAGTGGTATAAATCCAAGGGCGGCAAGGAAGCCGAGCAAATGTGGTGGGCGGAAGAACGCAAGAGAAAGAAGGAACGTAAATGAAGCATAAAAATAAGGCCCTGCCGCCCGGCAGAGCCTAAAGGTCACAGACCTTTGATTTGGTTGAGCAGAGCCGCACGCAGGGCATCGATTTCAGCGTCCGCTTGTGGCTTGTTCGGGTCATCCGGGATATATTCCAGTATATCGCCTGGCTGACAATGAAGCGCCTCACAAATTTTGTCAAGCGCCCCAACGGGAAACTGCTTGATAGTGCCAAGACAGATTGCTGATATGGTAGGCGGTCTAATCCCAGTAGCTTCAGCGAGTTCCTTTTGGGTCATGTTTGCGTCTGCGAGCAAGGCCTTTAAGTGATAGCTTATCGACATTTCTAACACCTCTTTTCCTACATCTATAATACTACGCCATCCGTTAATAGTCAATACGCAAAACGTAAAAAATATCTAGGAAAATTACGAAAAACGTATTGACGAATTACGCAATTCGTAGTATAATAGATGTATGGAAAGGAGGCCAGAGGTGCAAGGGAGCAAATACCGGGAGGTGATGCTCCGTGACTAGCAAGGAGTTTGCAAAGCTCACCAGAGCCGAGCAGTTGGCACGGTTTGACGCATATAAAAAAGCGGCCAGCGCTGGAACGCTGAACCGCTAAGACACAAGAGAGCAACCAGTCAAGAAGCCCCTTGCACCTTCATTTTATTTTTTTATAAGCGATTTGTCAAGTAAAATGTGAGGTTTTAGCAATGCAAAGACAAAGTTATGACGTTGGGCTTGCCATTGGGCAGGTGGAGAACACTCTCCAGCTTCTGGCGGTTTTCTCTGATTGGTTTGAGGAGAGCCGCAAAACCGATACCTACGAGCGCCCCCACACTGTAAGAGAAGTACAGATCATGTGGGGCGACGCACCGAATTTCAACGCCGTGCTTCAAGCCGTGGTGCACAACCTGAACGATTTGCGCTCAGACCTTGAAGAAGCAGAAGCAGAACAGGAGAACAACAAATGAGCAATATTCAGATTTTCAGCAAGGACATCATTCCGGTGTACACCACCGATGAAGGCAACAAGGTTGTCATGGGACGCGAACTTCACGAGAAGCTGGGCATCGTCGAGCGTTATTCCAAATGGTTCGCACGTATGTCTGAGTATGGCTTTGCAGAGGGTGAAGATTATACCCCGTACCAAACGGTACACCCCCAGAACAAGCAGAGCCTCGATGACCACATCATGACGCTGGACATGGCAAAGCACATTGCGATGATCCAGCGCACCCCGCAGGGAATGGCTATCCGGCAGAAGCTCATTGAGCTGGAGAAGGAGAGCACCCAGCAGATCATGGCTCCAATGTCAAAGGAACTGCAAGCCATTTTCGTGCTGGACAACCGGACGGTGCAACTTGACCAGCGTGTGACGGCGCTGGAGAACAACGCGGTCATCGACTACGGACAGCAGAGGACGCTGGCGAACGCGGTCAATCGTCGCGTCATTGTGGACGTTCTGGGCGGCAAGAACTCTCCCGCATACGAAGATGTTCATGTTCGTGGCCGCGTGTTCTGCGAGTGCAACAAGGATTTGCAGAACTGGTTCAGGGTCAACGCCCGAAACAATATCCCCCGCAAGCGGTTCGATGAAGCCATTGAGTACGTCAACCGATGGAAGCCCAGCACCAACACAGCAATGATGATTCAGAACGTCAACGGTCAAACCAAGATGTTCGCCTAAACGAATAACCCGACCCTGCCCCACACCGGGGCGGGGTTTTGTTATACATGGAGTAAAACGATGAACTTTAACTATGACATCAAATTCACCGACAACACCCCGCAGCTGCATGAAGCTCTGGATTCATGGGCGGAGCGGGTGCTGACCATCTGGGGCATGAAGGTGCAGGACTACGCCCAGCTGCTTGTGCCTACCGGCACGGCAGACAGCACGGGCATTGAGGGCTACGTGGGCGGCGCGCTCAAGCAGAGCCTAACCTACGCCGTAGACCTTGCAAAAAAGACCGTGACCATCGGAAGCGACCTGTTTTACAGTCTGTTTGTTGAGCTTGGCACGGGCATCTTTGCCGAGAAGGGCAACGGACGCAAAACGCCGTGGGTCTGGCAGGACTTTAACGGCAAGTGGCACTTTACCCGGGGCATGGCCCCACGCCCGTTCCTGCGCCCGGCGGTGGAAGATCACATTGACGAGCTGCGAGAGATCGCGGTGGAAGAAGGGAACCGGGAAAATTAAATATATCATTGACTTTTGTGTAACCAAATGTTATAATAATTACGGTGACACAAAAGTGAGGTGATTTATATGTCGCCTAGAACAGGACGGCCAACATCAGACCCTAAGACCCATGACACACGAATTAGAATGTCTGACGATGAAGTTCGTATGTTGAATATCTGCTGTGAAAAAACTGGCTTAACAAAAGCCGATGTTATTCGCAAAGGCATAAAGGAGTTGTACGAACGCCTGACAAAATAATAAGCTCTCGCCCGATGATTGGTAGTCGGTGGGCGAGAGCTTGCAAAGCACCAGAGGTTTCCCTTTGGTAAATCCATTATACCAAACTGGGCGACCTCTTACAAGTGAATAAGAGGTATTTTAGCAATGGAAACACCAAAAATCACGAAGGTGGAGCTTGAACTGGATGCTGTTTCTGGCGAACTCCGAGTAATGCACGACCTGTTGAACATCTTTGCCAACTGGTTTGAGGAAACGCACAAGACCGATATGATCAAGCGGGAGCGCACCAGCGAGCTTGTGAGCCAGATTTGGAGCGAAGCCCCGATGTACAGCTCTATGCTGACGGCCTTGTTTGCATCCCTCACCGGGCTGGAAAAGGAAGTTGATGCAGTTCTTGAATCGGAGATTGCGAGGGTCAGCAATGGATGCTAAAAAAGATATTGAAGGGAAAAGATTTGGCAGATTAATTGCGATAGAGCTTGTTCCGGGAAATGGACGTTCCAGGTGGAAATGTGTTTGCGACTGCGGTAATACTATAGAAGCAAATCGAACCAATTTGGTATCTGGAAATACCAAAAGCTGTGGATGTTTAAGAAAGGAAACTTCAAGAAAAAATGTAGAAAAGCACCCATTTACTAAAAAGCATGGGAAGCACGGAACCAGAATATATGAAACGTGGGCAAATATGCTTTCTAGGTGTAGAAATCCTAAAATCAGATCGTATAGAGATTATGGATCCAGAGGAATCAAAGTATGTGAAGAGTGGCTTGAATTTGAAAATTTCTATAAATGGGCGTTATCATCGGGGTATAAAGAAAATTTAACGATTGACAGAATAGATGTTAATAAGGATTATTCACCAGAAAATTGCAGATGGGCAACAACAAAGCAACAGGCAAGAAACAAAAGAACATCCGTTTTTATTACTTATAAAGGAGAGACTAAGGTATTAAAAGATTGGGCGATAGAGTATAAAATAGACAGCTCAACGCTAAAAGGAAGAATTTCGAGAGGATGGAGAATTGAAGACGCACTAACAAAACCGGTAAAAAAGTAAATTTTTTTGGAAGAAGCTCACATTGTGGGCTTCTTCTTTTTATACCCAAATTCCAATATATGCCGCTTTAGCTCAGTCTGGCAGAGCACCGGACTTTTAATCCGGGGGCCGTGGGTTCAAGCCCTGCAAGCGGCACCACACCGGCAGCACGTCCGGCAAATTAAACCTTATTGCCAAGCATGGCAGCCCGAGCAAGGGCGGAAAGGACTATCACATGGCACTCAAAAGAGCTGACATCCGCACGATTCTGGAGAACCCCGAAACCTCCAACGATGACAAGGCAAAAGCCATTCTGGACGCCCTGCACAAGGAGACGGACGAACTCAAAGACCAGCTGGATGCAGAAAAAACAGCCCGCACACAGGCCGAGAAGGACCGGGATGCAGCCAATGGTGGCAAGGAAGCCGCCGAAAAGGCGCTGACCGAATACAAGGACCAGCAGACCCAGAAGGACACCCGGGCCACGAAAGCAGCGGCATACAAGCAGCTGCTGAAGGACAATGGCGTGCTGGAAAAACACTTTGACCGCGTTGTAAAAATGACCGGCGCAGACATTGATGCTTTGGAGCTGGACGAGAACGGCAAGGTCAAGGACGCAAAGAAGTTCATGGACAGCCAGAAAGACGTGTGGGGCGACTTTGTGGCTACAACCACGACCACCGGCGCAAAGGTTTACACCCCGCCCACCAACATCGGCTCCAAAATGACCAAAGACCAAATTTTTGCAATCAAGGACGCTGGCGAACGCCAGGCCGCGATTGCTGCAAATGCCGGCCTTTTCACGGGCGGCGGAAAGGAATAACATATGGCAGCAAAAGAAAACCTTATCGTAACTACCGACATTACCATCAACCCCCGAGAAATCGACTTCGTCACCCGCTTCCAGCGCAACTGGCAGCATCTGCGCGACATCATGGGCATCATGCGCCCCATTCGGATGCAGCCCGGCACTACCCTCAAGAGCAAGTACGCCGAGGGTACGCTTCAGATCGGCACTGTTGCTGAGGGCGAGGAAATCCCCTACAGCAAGTTCACCGTCAAAGAAAAGACCTATGCTGACATTACTGTCGAAAAGTTCGCCAAAGCCGTCTCGCTGGAAGCCATCAAGAAGTACGGCTACGATGTCGCCGTTCAGAAGACCGATGACGAGTTCCTGTACCAGCTGACCGCGAACGTCACCGACCGCTTTTACAAGTACCTGAACACCGGCACCCTGAAAGGCACCCCCAAGACCTTCCAGATGGCTCTGGCCATGGCCAAGGGCAGCGTTGAGGACAAGTTCAAAAACATGCACCGCACCGTCACCGGCGTCGTGGGCTTCGCCAACATTCTGGACGTGTACGAGTATCTGGGCGCGGCCAACATCACCGTCCAGAACCAGTTCGGCTTCCAGTACATCAAGGACTTTATGGGCTACAACACCATCTTCCTGCTTTCCAGCGGCGAAATCGCACGAGGAAAGGTCATCGCAACCCCGGTGGACAACATCGTCCTGTACTATGTTGACCCCGCCGACAGCGACTTTTCCAAGGCCGGTCTGGTCTACACCACTGCGGGCGAGGCAAGCAACCTCATCGGCTTCCACACTCAGGGCAACTACCACACCGCAGTCTCTGAGAGCTTCGCCGTCATGGGCATGACCCTGTTCGCTGAGTATCTGGACGGCATCTCTGTCCAGACTATCACCCCGGGCGAGTAATCGCCCCTTTTGAGGAGGAGGCGCCCAATGACTGTCCCTGAGCTGTGCGCACTGACGCACAATTTCTTTGACCGGGCAGACGACCCCGTTGCCGGGGAGTTTGTCTTTGAGCCGGATACCGTTCCCGCCGGGGTAGTCCCGGGGCAGTATTTCCTCGTGTGCGGATCCATCTTCAACGATGGCGTACACAAAGCCGGGGACGGCGATCTGACCGCCGAGACCTTCACCGGGACGGTGCAGCCTATGCGCGTGCCGCCTGACTTCGTGGCGCTGGCCCAGAAAATCGACGCATACGACAAGGCGATGCCATCCGGCGGCGTGTATGTGTCCCAGTCCTTCGGCGGCTGGTCTGGCACGATGGCTACAGGCACGGACGGCCTGCCCGCAGACGGCAAGATCAAATTCCGGGCCGAAATCAATCAGTGGAGGAAGATGTGACATGGTCAACGCGTTCACTGCATCCACCGTGATGCAGAGCTTCACCAAAAAATACCGTTTTCAGACCCGCAGCTATGAGCCGGACGGCGTCGGCGGCTTTGTGTCCGGCTGGCAGGACGGCCCGGAATTTGAGGCCGTAGAGCGCCACGACACCACCGTGGAGGCTCAGGTTGCAGAGCAGGCGGCTACAGCGTCCACCTATACGCTGTTGGTCAACACCGGTGTGCCTCTGGCTTTCCCGGACTACATCAAGCGGGTGAGCGACGGGCAGACCTTTCAGGTGACGAGTGCAGCCGATGAGGGCAGCGCTCCGGAAGAATCCGGCATGGGTCTGCGGGCCGTCAAGTGCAAAAAGGCGGTGCTGCCGTAATGGGACCGTCTGAGAGCATCAACCGGGCGCTGAACGCCTTTTTCAACGGCTTTGGCGTTCCCGGCTACCTGGAAGACAACATTCCGCCCGGCGCAGAACTGCCGTATCTGACCTATCAGCCGACAATTCCCGGCGGCTGGAATGAGTCCGGCACCTTCCACGCCAGGCTTTGGTACCCGAGTGCCAAAGGCCGGACGCCTATTTTACAAACCGAAGACAAGATAAGCGCGGCCCTTGCAGATGGTTTGACCATCGAATGCGAGAGCGGCGCTATTCTTTTGCGCAAAGGCAGCCCGTGGGCGCAGCCGCTCGACAACCCGCCCGAGGGCTATCTGTGCGAATACCTCAATTTTGAACTCACACGGTTTATACCGTGAGTAAAGGAGCAATATGGCAAGAAAATTTTCCAAAATTTCGCAGAAAGCGTTCGAATCCATGCAGATCAATGCCGGTGTCGTGCTGAACGATTTTGACCCGTCCGGCACGACCGAAATTCAGGACGCAGACATCATCTGCGCCACTTCCGGCGGCATCACCGCGACCTGCAAGGCAAACTTCACCGATTTGGGCGCGGACGTGGACAACGCCCAGAAGAACACCGCAGAGCTGATGCAGATCGAGGACTACGAATGCACGCTGGCCTTTACGGCCCTGAACGTCACAACAGACGTTATCAAGATGGCGCTGGGCGCTGCGGATGTGAGTGAAAAGAAAGTCACGCCCCGTATGACGCTGAATCCAACCGCCAGCACCGGCGACTTCAAGGACATCTGGTTTGTTGGCGACACCATCGACGACGGCTTTGTGGCTGTACGTCTGATGAACGCACTGTCCACCGGCGGTTTGACCCTGAAGACGACCGACAAGGGCAAGGGCAACATTGCAGTCACCCTGACCGGCTGCCCCCGTCTGGGCAGTGACGTGGTGCCTATGGAGTGGTACTACAGCCCCAAGGCCGCAGCATAAGGAGGTTACAACATGAAAACCCTGAACCAGATGGACGAAACCGAATTCCTGCGCCGCTGCTGGCTCATCGCTGACGCGGTGTCTGACCTGCTGACCAAGACCAAAGTCATGGAGCTGCGCAAGGTCATGCCGGTTTTTAACGGCAGCGAGACCGAAGAGGAAAAGAAGCAGAAGAGGGAAGAGCAGAGCCGAAAAAACCTCAAGGCAATGGCAAAAAGCCTGCTCTTTGAGAACGCTGAGGCTACCGCCAAGCTGCTTCCGCTGCTCTATGAGCCGGACGTGGACAAGGACGGCAAGCCAGAGACCATGACGCCCTTTAAGACCCTGCGCGTTATCACTGCCACCATCGAGGACAAGGACGTGCTGGATTTTTTGTTATCGTTGGCGAAGCTGGGCCAGACGAGTATCGACGCCTGACTTCGTCCATTCGGCTTGATATGCTGCGGCTCATCGGCAAGCCCTACATCGTCCAGCACATCATGAACACCCGGCGGCAAGAGGCTATTGCTTTGAGCTACCAGGCATACATGACGGACACGCTGGCAAGCTTTGCAGGAGTAGAAGAGCGCTGGGCTGACCGGGTGGCAGGAATCATCGATCCCCGCCCCTCAGAGCCACAGCAAAGCGCCGAAGAAGTGATACAGAGAATCAAAAATGGCTTGAATGGAGGTGAAGAAACCTGAAGCTCTTTGAATTGAGCGCCACCCTCGGGCTGGACACGTCCGCGTATGAAAAAAATATCGATAGTGCAAAGCAGACTATGCAAAGCGCTGCCAAGTCTATGCAACAGAGCACAAGCAAAGCTGGTTCTGGTGCAGAAAGTATGGCAAAACAATTTGCCTCAGCCGCAGCAAAAGCTCAGATTCTGGCAAGCGCAGTCGTAACTGTAGCAGAAAAAGCTTTATTCGGCGTCTCGAATTTAGTAAGTACTGGAGTCCAGTACAACATGCAAATGGAAAAATACCAGACTGCATTTACTAATATGTTGGGCAGCGCCGAAAAGGCTGCAAGCGCTTTGCAGCAAATCAAAGAGGATGCAGCACGCACCCCACTTGACGTTGCATCTTTAGTGCAGGCAAACCAGCTTTTGATTTCTGCCGGTGTTGACGCAGGCGAGGCAAGAAAAACCATCCTTGCACTAGGAGACGCGGTGGCTGCGGCTGGTGGTGGCAATGCAGAGCTTTCCCGCATGGCACAAAACTTACAGCAGATTAAGAATGTCGGTAAAGCGGCAAGTATTGACATCAAGCAGTTTGCTTATGCAGGTATTGACATCTACGGTATTCTGGCCGATTACACCGGAAAATCCACCGCAGAAGTCCAGAAAATGACCATCACATACGACCTTCTGACCGCAGCACTTCAAAGAGCATCCGAAGAAGGCGGACGGTATTACAACGCAATGGAAACGCAGAGCCAAACCCTAAGCGGGCGGCTTGACACCTTGCGTGATAACTGGTCGCAGCTTCTTGGAAGCCTTTCAGAGGGCCTTGCCGATGTAGAGGGCGATTTGGTTTCTGCTGCTACCGAGTGGGTACAGACGTTGCAAACCTCTTTCGAAGAATACGGCGCAAAGGGCCTAATGGAAGCGGGCGGCAGTATCGTAAATGATATTGCGAACGGCATCGCAGATCACATTCCACAGCTTGCGGAGCAGGCCGGGGCCGCTGTTCAGCGCTTTTCGGACTACCTCGTTGAAAATATGGAGACTATCGTGGAGACCGGCGGAAACCTTCTCGCCAGCCTTGCCGATGGTATCTTAAATGCTTTCCCTGATATTGCAAATGCCGCCGTGCAGACGGTAGGAACTCTGGCCTCTGAATTATGGGCGAATGCAGACAAGATTTTCGAGCAGGGCGCACAGCTGGTTGGAAAGCTTTGCGAAGGACTTCTCAGCGTTTTGGGGAATGTAATCGAAGCGACCGGAACAATCGCGGAAGCTATCGTCACAAAAATTTTCTCAATAGACTGGAGCGCCGTCGGCAAAAATATCGTTTCCGCAATCGGTCAAGGTATTTCCAACGGTATCGCATCTTTGAGCGGACCGCTTGACCGGCTGTCTTATAAGCTAAACCATGCACTCGGCAAAGTGGGATACGCTGAGTATAACAGCTTTGAGGCGTGGGCGGCGGCAAACGGAAAGACTGACGAGACAGAATATCAGCATGGAAGCCAGAAAGACGATGACTATTGGCGTCGCTACGGTGAACGGATGGCGGCGCAATACGGGCTGAACGAGAAAACGGAGCCAGAGCCTACCGGTACGGGTGGAGACGGCGCTGGAGTCACTCCTGGCAAGACCACAACTCCGAAGCACGTCGCCGCTGATACCAAAAAGCTGGCCGATACCATCAAGGAGACCTCTCAGGAGATACTTGCTGGTACTGGCAACATCGTTGGCAGCATCCAGCGTGTAACAGAGACTGCCGACAACACCTACAACGTCTATGACGGCACTACCAAGCAGCTCAAAGGCACCACCAAAGAGACGGTGCAGACTATCACCGACTCGTGGACTGAGGTAGTGGACGGCGTCGAAAAGACTATTAGAAAGGTCACAAAAAACGTGACCGATGCCGATGGCAAAATCACCACCACGGTCAACCAGACCTGCGACAATGTGGTTTTGTCTGTCTCTGAGATGCAGTCTCGTATTGACAAAAATCTCAGCGAGGCAAAGACCAAATGGCAAAACGGCATCATGGGGACACTCCAAAGTGTGCTCACCGACCTCAAAAACGGCAACTGGACGAGCCTTGCCACCGACTTTGCAAAGCTGATTTGGGGCGAGGTCACGCAAGAGCAGCGCAACATCATCTCCAAATGGTTTTCGGACGCCCTCACTGCGATCAACGACAGCTATTCCGGCGGCGGTATGAGCGGCCTGAAAGATACGCTCCACAAGCTGCTCACCGATGGCATTACCTCGGACGCCAACGACGCAAAAGTGGCCGTGCAGGGCCTCTCTCAGGTCATAAACGGGCTGGGCGAGTCCGGCGGCATGGGTGCCAAGCTGGCGGGCATCGCCGGAAACTTTTCGGGCATGGCGGGCGTCATTACAAAAGCTCTCAGCGGCATTGTGGGCTTTATCATCGCAAACCCCGTGGTGGCTGCTATCCTCGGCCTGACGGCCCTTGTGGGCGGCGCTGCATTTGCCAAGTGGCGCAGCAGCCGCGATAACGACGTCACCAACAACTACAAGAGCCCCTACGGAACAACGCCGGTGTATGACTCTCTGGCAGAGTTTTCTGCCCGCGCCGACAAGCTCAACCGCTACAGCAGCGTCACCGCGTCTCCGTTTGCTGGCAGTCAGCAGGACACCACCGGCAAGCAGCAGCTCAGCGTGCTCCAGCGCATCTCCAACTCGCTGGATGAGCACCTCCCGGCTATCGGCACTGGTACGCTGGTCATCGACGCTAACGGTGTGCAGGCTCTTGCAGGTGCAATGCAGCCGACACTCACCAATGGCATTGATGGAGATTTGGGCATCCGCGCGGCCCGGAAAGCAAGAGGTGGTTAAATGGCAGCTTTACAGGGCGTCCAGCTGGGCGATTACCACACCCTCAAGGACTGGGGGCTTTACATCGTGGTGGGCGGTACGACCGTCGGCCCAGCAGAACCGGACCAGAGCCTACTCATAAAGGTGCCGTTTAGCGACCGCATTTTGGACCTCTCCAAATCTCTGGACGGCAAAGTCCATTACACCCAGCGCAAGATAACTATCACCCTCAAGTGCGTCAAGCCCAAAAAGCTTTGGCCCAGCATCCAGAGCGCCCTCGAAACCGCTTTGCAGGGGCAGTGGCTGCGCTGCATCTTTGATGATGACCCGTCGTGGTACTGGGAGGGCTACTGGACAGTGACCCCCCAGAGCCGCGAACGGTGGGAGAATGTCTTTACCATCTCCGGCATCTGCAACCCATACAAAGTCAGCCTCACCGCTGCGGCGGGCGCTGACTGGGAGTGGGACACCTTTAACTTTGAGACAGACACTATTTATGATACGGCAACGGAGGGAAAAAGTCTGTGAGTTACAAAGTCTATGCAGGCACCCAGACCGCCGTAGGCGTATGGGACACCAAAGCCTGCATCTATGACCCGACTGGCGAAGACCTGCGCACTACGGCTACGCTGCTCATCTCCCCGACTCTCACCCGCGAGGCCGGTAAGGCTGGCAGTTTTGAGTTTACGCTCCCGCTGGGCAATGTTGCCCACTCGGCACTGCAAAAGCTCAAGACCATTGTGGAGGTGGAGCAGGACGGTACGCCCATCTGGCGCGGGCGGGTCATGAGCCACGACATGGATTTTTACCTGAGACAAAAAGTGTACTGTGAGGGTGAGCTCGCGTATCTCAATGATACCGCGCTCACCCCTTATCGGTACCCAAATATCAGCATCCGGGAATTTTTGGAAAATGTCATCCGCAATCACAACAGCCAGACCGACAAATACAAAGCTTTTACGGTGGGCGATGTCACTGTTTTTGCAAATGGGCCGCAGGAGCCCTTTAAGACGGTCTACATGGGCGGTTGCAGAGTGGATTCCGAGAAAGACGACGACGGCAGCAATGATTATTTTCTTGTGGATGCTGATAAAAGGCGGATATGCGATATATTAAGCTACACCGTTTCAGCTGGGGAGTATATTAACAGAGGTAATGCGATACACGTTGTCTCTGAGGAGGGAAACCAATACGGCAAGTCATTTACGGTGGAGCGAAACATAGCCTACAAAAACGGCAGCTTTTACGCTGTGACCGTGACGGCTCATGGCTCTAAGTACATTTACGAGCTCGGCACCACCCCGCTGACAAACTGGAGGCTGGGCGATGACGGAGCGATTCAGAGCGGCGATCCCAGCACAGGAAGCTGGTCGACCTGCACGGGCTACTATCTGCACGACTTTGACACCTCCACCAATGAGGCCCTAAGCTTCGGCGACGGCAAAAACTTTGGCAAGACGTGGGACATCCTGCAATCTGAGCTGACGGACGTCTACGGCGGCTACCTTGTCGTGCGGTACTCAGACGACGGTAAAACGCGGTATCTGGACTATCTTGTCGACGTAGCGGAGAGCAACACGCAGACGGTCGAGTTTGGCGTAAATATGCTGGACCTCAATAACTATGTCAAGGCCGATGACATCGTCACCCGGGTCATCGCGGTAGGCTACCAGAAAAAAGGCTGGTGGATTTTTAAGAGCACCAAGACCATCCAGGAGACGGCCAACGACAGAGCGGCACAGAGCGTCTATGGTATTATCACCCGGGTCATCGTTATCGACGGCAAGTCGATTACAAGGCAAAAGCTGCTGGACGCCGCAAATGAGGAACTGTCTAAAAATCTGCGGTATCTGGATGGCATGGAGATAAGCGCCGTGGACTTGCGAGACGCCGGCATCGACACTGAGCGGCTTGGCTGGATGAAGAAGACTCACATCCTCTCAAAGCCCCACGGACTTGATACATGGCTGATACTGACCAAAGTTGTCGAGCCGCTGGACGCGCCCGACAAGAAAAAGTTTACGTTTGGGACGAGTTTTTACTCTATCTCAGACCTGCAGGCCCTCAGCAGCCACAAAGCGTCTATGGCGTACAGTATCGCTTTAAGCTCTATGGGATACCTCAACGGCAATCCGATACCCACTACAAGCAAAACGTCAGCACAGTAAAGGAAGAAAGATATGGAAACGAACCTCACGGAAATCATCAAGAAAATTCGAACAGCTGTTTTAGGTAGAGAGGTGCGCAGCAGTATTGCAGATGGTTTGGAGTACTGTGGGCAGATTTCCGAAAACGCAAAGGCAGATATGGACGCAACAGCCGAAGCGGCCAAAGAGGCCATCGACAAGACCGCCGAAGACGCAAAAAACGCCATCGAATCAAATGCAGCATCTGTCAAAGAACAGCTATCTAATGACATCGACGCCAAAGCCGCAGAGACACTCAAGACCATCCCGGAGAGCTATACGGAGCTTGATGGGAGTGTAAAGAAACTAAAGGAAGATTTAATTAAGGTAGATAACAATGCAGTTAAAACAAATGGGAATACGGTTGAAACCATTTTCGATAATATTTTTAATGCTGAAACTTCTACGGAGGGTTATTACTTACTGAATGATGGCGTTACAGAAAGAGAAAACGCTTTGTACTGTCATAGCGATTATATTCCATTGAGCGGATATAAAAAGATAAAATTTAGTGGATTTAATTTAGAAAACGCTGTTATTTTCTACAAGAATGATAGGACATTACAAAGTAATACAAAAGCATCAGATTTTAGCGAATTTTCTGAAATTCCACAAGATGCTGAATATGTGAGATTTAACTATGGTGCTTCTTCTAAAAATAGTGTAAATGTTTCGGCTGTAAGTGAGCTTAAAAGAATAAGCGCAAACCAAGTCGAGGGTTTGTACAATACTAAATATGTAAGTGTTGGCTCTGACAGAAATATTAAGACATTAAAAGATGCTATAGAGTATGCAGAAGTAAGGGCAAGCAAAAGCAATAAAGTTGTTATTGTCTTAGATAAAGGGACATATAACGCATTGGACGGATATGATTTATCAAAACAAAATAGCTCGTTTGTTGGTTTAACTTTGCCAGATTACGTTGATATTGTTGGTGCTGGGGGTGTTGATGAAACAACTATTTATGCCGAGTTACCAGTTGACATAACCTCGTATTCTATCATTAGAAACAACATTTCTACTTTAAACTTATGGAAAAACAACAGCTTAAAAAATCTTACGGTTAAGGCTAAAAACATTCGGTATGCCGTTCACAATGATGACCATAAGGTTCATGCAGTTGATGATGGCGTTGAAAAATTTGAAAATTGTCATTTCGTTTATGAGCCATTAACAAGTGGTGTTGATTACAATACAGTTTCAAAAGTACCATTTGGAACTGGAATGGCAAAAGGTCGAAAGATGCAGTTTAAAAAGTGCGTTTTTGAAACACAGGAAACAGAAAGCAAATTTTCATTTTTAGTTCACAATAATACAGAACAAAGCAAACCATGTAACATTGAAATGGAATGCTGCAAGTTTATTGGGGGTTATTCCGGTATCAAAGTTTCAAGCGCGGGAAGTAATCAAACCGATACTATCACTTTTAAAGGTTGCAAAGGTCAATATATAAGTTTTTGTAAAGAATCGGGTTACCAAGGTACAAAAATAGAGTTCAAACTTTATGGATTCGGTAACAGTTTTAGTGGGTTCAAATATGAAAATGTTACTGCAAGTGCTGATAATGTAGAAACTGATATGATGATTTAATCGTCAACTAAAGGAAGCTTTATCTAACCTTAAAAACCAAAAGGAGTCTTAAAATGCTGCACACCATCCTCAACTTCCTCGCTTCCCTCTTCT